CAAATTGCAGCACCAATCGTAGATGCAGCAAAGCGTGACTATCCGACCAAGTACCTTTCAGGCATGGCCCGCAACTGGTCGCAACGTGGCCGTCAATTGTTCCCCTATACGCAAGGCGCAGCCCAACGCGGAATCATTGTCAGGGTTTCCACGGCCAAGAAAAACCAATCGGTCATCAAAATCACCCAACGAAATCCAGCTGCATCCATCGTGGAAGTCGCTGGATCAGCACGGCGCAATCCCAAAGGCGACAGGTTCAATACCAATCTTGCCATTGAGGCAGGCCAACCGTCTCGCGTCATGTGGCCATCAGCTGACCGGCATCTGCCACAGGTGACCGCAGCCATTGAAGACCTGGTGCGCACCGTGGCAGCCACAATCAACAGATCGAGAGCGTTGCGCTAATGGCAATCAATATTCCAATCATTTCCGATTTTGACAATAAAGGAATCAAAAAAGCCGAAAAAGCATTTGACGAAATTGGCAGGGCTGGAAGCAAAGTCAGCACTTCACTCAAAAATGCTTTCATTCCAGTTGGCATCGCATTAGGTGGCCTGGCCGTTGCCGGCGCAAAGTTTGCAATGGCAGCCGCAGAGGATGAAAAGTCTGCTGCGTTGTTGGCTCGACAGTTGAAGGTCACCACAAAAGCAACCGATGCCCAGGTCAAAGCCACGGAAGATTTTGTTTTGCAAATGTCTTTGGCAAACGGCGTGGCCGACGACGAACTTAGGCCGTCACTGTCCAAGTTGGTTAGGGGTACTAAGGACATCACCAAAGCTCAGAAATTGCTTGCATTATCGCTAGACATCTCTAAGGGCAGTGGCAAAAGCCTAAGCCAAGTAACCGACAGTATTTCTAAGGCTCTGGGCGGCAACATGGGCGCACTGGCGCGTTTGTCACCCGAAGTCAAAGACATGGTGAAACAGCAAAAGAGTCTTGATGAGATTTTGCAAGCATTGGGCAAAACCTACAAGGGCAGTGCTAGTACCGCAGCCAACACGTTTCAGGGCCGTATGGACCGCCTCAAAGTGGCTATCAACGAAACCAAAGAGTCAATCGGCTACGCCCTATTGCCTATTTTTGAAAAGATGGTGTCATTTGTCCAGGAACGCATTTTGCCTGTCATCCAAAAGTTTGTTGATTCGATCGGTGAAAAAGGCCTAGCCCAAACACTCAAAAACACAACCAAAGAAATCTTCAACTGGTACCGCGAAGCAGACGGTGCCACAGGTGCCACCCTCGACTTTGCAGCTGCCGTTGTCACTCTTGGCGTCGCATTCAAAGGCCTAGCAATCCTGTCAGGCATTGCATCAACCATTTCAGCAATTAGCACCGCCGTTGGTGGTCTAGGCACAGTGTCGGCCGGTATCGGTGCGGCAGGCCTTGGAACACTTGCCGCAGCATTAGGCCTAGTAGTTCTCAACATTGCAGCAGTGTTCAGTTTGCTACGCGACAAAGAATCACTGGGATACATCACCGCAGCAATCCTTGACTTCACATCCACAATTGCAAACGCATTCATCCTGATGGGCAACGCAATCATCGACGCCGGCAACCTACTAGTCAAACTAGGAAACCTTGCCCTGCCAGGCAACCCATTTGCAAGCATGAAAAACCTTGACTATTTCAGCGTGAACCGCACAATGGACATTCAGAATCGCGCACCAACAGTTGCAAACCCATCCAACTACAAAGACGTAGGCGTGCCATCAGTGACAGTCAATACTGGCGTTGGTGATCCAGTAGCCATCGGCCGTGAAGTACAACGCGTCCTGAACCAATACGGCAGCCGTCTAGGAAGTCAAGTCGGATAATGGCACAACCAACACCAAAGGTTTATCTAGCAATCAACCAAAGCCCCTACCTGGCATCGCCAACATGGACAGAAATCACTTCCTATGTCATGTCAGCCGACACCTACCGTGGCCGCGACAACGACTGGCAAGACACTCAATCAGGCACCGCAAGCATCACCCTAAACAACAACAGCCGCATCTGGGACCCCGCCTACACCGCCGGCACGTACTACGGCCAACTAATTCCCCGAATGCAAATCAAAATCACTGGCACAATCAGCGCAACAGAATATGACGTCTTTCGCGGATACATTGCCGGCTGGCCAGTCCAATACGACAACGCCGGCGCAACATCAACCGTGACTCTTTCCTGCTATGACGCGCTAGGGCTTTTGGCGCAGGATCAATTGCCACCTGATTGGGCTGACGAATACATCACTAGCCTCAATCCGTTTCACTATTACAAGTTCAATGAACAAATTGTCGCCTCAAACCAGGCATCGACCGTTGTTTATGACTACGGCTCATATCGCATCAATTTGACGCCGTTTGGGGTCAATCCAGCATTCAGCAACATTGGACAACTCGCCCCAGGCTTGCTAGGCAGTGCCATCAACGTGGGGAACAACGAAGGTTTGGCATTTCGATCAAATGTCGTCCTAGGTGCTGCATCAGCCGTCACGTTTGCAGGTTGGGTCATACCAATTGACTTGCCCTACGGCCTTGGCTACATCGCTGCTTTTGCCGTTGGTGGCATCAACTTCACAATGGTTTATGACTACACAACAAGCACAATCAAAGTTGCAGGTGATCGCTACACAGGCGGCACATCAAGCATTTATCAATCAGCAACATCAGTCAGGACAATAGACACAAACGTGGGGCACCATTGGGCTTTTACTTGCAACAGCCTTGGCGTCCCAACAGCCATCTATCTAGACGGCTCATCGTTACCTTTGACATCGACAACAGCTGTCCAATTCAAATCAAATCCAGAAACCGACTATTTTAGCGCCAGTGGCTCACAACAAAGTGTCGCCATCTGGGCCAGCGCGTTGACATCAACAGAAATACAAAACATTGTCACCCTGTCAAAAGCCATCTTTTACGAAACAACATCAGCCCGCTACGCACGCATACTGACCTACACATCGTTTCCCGCCGGCCTCACATCGATCAGCGGAACTAGCACGGCTTATGTTTCTGAAATCACTGACGATTCGCCAAACCTGACATCCGAATTGCAAATCAACAATCGCAGTGAAGGCGGCCTGTGTTTTGTAAGCAAATCAGGGGTGCTTACAACAAAGAGCCGATATGAACAGTTTTCCTATGGCTACACCGATCAGCTGCCGTTGACCTCAACCACTGACACAGGATTTGATATTTCAATCAATATTTCATTAGACGCAGACGAAATGGCCAATGATGTTGGCGTCACCTGGTCAAATGGCAGTGTGTCATCTGTGACCAACACAACCAGCGTTGCCGCCTATGGGCAAAAACAAAAACCAGTGACAACCCAATTGAGCAGTCACGGCGAAGCAATCTCACTAGCCGAAATGCAAACAGGACTCGGCCAATATCCCAGACCAAAACTTTCTGAACATCGCGTCAACCCTGCAAACAATTCAACCACTTGGGCAAACATTCTCGATATGGAATTGTACGAACGGTACTCACTAGCCGTGGCACCGAAGGTAGGCAACGCCACCAACTACACGTTATTGATGCAATCGGTCAGCCACCGTATTGAGCCTGGCCGTTGGGAATGCCGATTCAAAGGATCCAATATCTATGCGTCGGCGTTTCGTCTTGACGTGTCATTACTCGATGGTCCTGATGTCTTGCTGTACGCTCAATAGCCATGGCCACACCTACAAATCTTCCAGCATCGTTTACAAGCGAGGTTTTGACTTCCGCGGCAATGAACAATTTGCGTGGTGCGTTTCGCATTTTGCAGGTGGTGCAAGGCACAACCAGCACCAGCGCAACTAACGCTACTTCCACCTATGCCGACACAAATCTCACGGCAACAATTACGCCACAAAGCACAAACAGCAAAATCCTTGTGTTCGTGAACCAAGTTGGTGGAGATAAAAACTCTTTGAACACCCAAAACGCTATTTCGCTACGCCTAATGCGTGGGGCGACACAGATAGCCTTAATTGCGCACAGCGCAGGGTACACAAATACTTTGCTCAACTTGCGTGTCGCAACTATGAGCACGGCTTACCTAGATAGTCCGGCGACGACATCAGCCACAACCTACAAAACGCAATTTATGTGTATTAGCAACGCAAGTGGCGTATCGGTTCAAATCGGTGGCGACCTTTCTACAATTACCCTTTTAGAGGTATCAGCATGACGCACGAGCAACTAGTTGAACTACTACACAACGCAGGTTTTGCTGATGGTTGGGCAATGTCAGGCGACACCCTTGTTATTTGGCAACACGACCAAGACCCACCTGCACCACTCACACGACCAGAGGCAACCGATGAAACGCCTAGCCCTGATTAGTTTGCTTGCAATCACACTTGCAGCTTGTTCCGATCGAACACGCGTCAACTGCGAACGCATCAAAAACAAAGCACCCGAAACCATCGGCACAGCTTTACAAATAGGGGGTGGCCGTTGTGGCTGAAAAAATGACCAACGAACAAATCAAAGCAAGAATCATTTTGACCGTCGCCGTCGGTCTCACTTTTGCTTTTGTTATCTCAATCGGTGCGCTGCTCTACGGCCTGTTATTTGTTGTGCAACCCATTGACCAGGCACCTAACGATGCCGAAGCCTGGGCAGTACTATCGCCAATGCTTATGACCCTTGCCGGCGGCCTTATTGGCGTACTTGCAGGCAACGGTCTAAAAGACAGACCAAAGGATCCACCAGCCCCATGATTTCTAATGTGTACACAGTGACCACCACGGCCGTCAAGGTCTATGAAACAGGCAACGCCACGAATCGCATTTATGTTCGCGCTACTGGTGCAGACGTGTATTTAGGCGGTGCCGGCGTCACAGTTGCTAACGGTTTGAAATTGGATGCAAACAGCGTTATTGAAATCACTGTTGATGAACTAGAAACTGTCTATGCCATCGTAAATACAGGCAGTCACAGCCTTGCCGTGTTGTCACCTAACCAGTCATGAAATACACCGGCTACGACAAGACCGCTGATCAGCGCATGAAAGGCACCGAACGCTTTGTTGAGCTGTGCGGTCGCCGTTGGGGCATGAAAAACCTTGGGACGCTAGTGGTCCGCCAGATGCGATCAGGCAAGGGCATGTCAGTACACGCCACAGGCCGTGCAGCCGACATCGGATTCAAAGACACCCCACAAGGCCACGCTGATGCTGTCGAAGCAATGCTGTGGTTTGTCAAGTACTACAAAGAACTAGGCATCGAAGAAGTACACGACTACGGCGGGCTTATCAACGGCACCTGGCAGGGATGGCGTTGCTCACGTAATGGCAAACCAGGCTGGAAAAAATGGACCGACACCGACAACGGCGGTTCAAAAAACGGTCGCTGGATCCATGTTGAACTTGCAAGCAAAACAAACGGTGGCCACGCCGAAGATGACGTTGCCCTGGAAGCAGCTTGGCGCGCACTACCAAAGCCCACCAAATAAATCGCGCGCGTTAGGACAGCGCAGCGCAGCCCCATCGACCAGGTTTCTAGCCTTTCTTTCCAGGTCGGTGGGGCACACTCTCAAATGCTTGCAATGTTGTTTGCAATCGGTAATACTCACACAGCCAACCAACTGGCACGAAAGGAACCCGACATGACATTCGAAGATTTGCCGCTATTCCGTAGCAGCGACCCAACCACCAGCCGTGACGGCGCAAAGCACGTCATGATCCGCAGAACAGGCCAACTAGCCAAATTGCTCTTGTGCTACGCCGACAGCCAAATCGGCATGACCGACGAAGAAGCAGGCATACGCACAGGCATGGCATCAATCGGAACTGGATACTGGAAACGATGCAGCGACCTACGCCGGCTAGGACTTATTGAGTACACAGGCACCACACGCCTGACCAGCGCAGGAACACCCGCAATGGTTTGCACCGTCACCGCCTACGGCATCGCAGAAGCCCACAGATTGCGTCAGGAAGCCATATGAGCCCCGATGCAATCTTTTGGTGGTCAATGACCTACGGAACCGTACAAGGGGCATTGCTTACAATTGCCCTGCTGTGGTGGTGGAACCACCGATGACCATCCTGCCGACCTACATCTACGATGCCCTATTGTCAGATGACCGACTAACACTGGTTCAAGTCTTTCGAGATTTTGAAACAGGTCTGATACTGGAAGCCGCCGTGTGCAAACGCGACGAACCACATTCCAGTTGGGGACCGCCAATCAGGACACGACAGGTTGATTAGACGAATCATGATCACAACGGCATTATTCATCGCAAGTGCAGCTGCGCCGGCGCAAGCGGAATGGGGACACCCCATGCCAAAAGCCTGGTACATCAAACTCGCCCAGTGTGAAACCGGCAATCGGACCACGCATTCGACGCGTTCCTATGTCACCGCCTTTGGCATTTACCGTCGCACCTGGGACAACTGGAACCACACGCCCAACCGCAAAGCTCATTTGCTTACATTTGCACAGCAAGCGCGTGGCGTGGACCGCATTGCTTACAAAGGTCACATGGAAGGCGGCAGGTTTAGATATCCAGTCGGCCTATACGGTTGGGGTGCAATCAAAAACAACTGCAATGGGCTAAACGACGACTTGTGCAAATCTAGACATCCCCTTGTGATAAAAATAAGACGTTGCAAATAGTTTGCAAACAGAAAAAAGGAAACAAAATGAAAAACCCGACCGATAGACACGACATCACCGTGGCTGTACGAATCAAAGCAGACGACTATGCACTGCTAACCGGCATGATCGGTGGCGACCTGGGATGCAAACGAATGTCAGATGTCATTCGCCTATGCCTAGAACCAGCCATCGCAATCCTGCGTGAAGACGCAGCCGACAAAGCCAAAAAAGAAGCAGCCAAAGCAAAGCGTCAAGCAAAAAAGGCAGTCACAAATGTTGCACAGTGAAGCCATGCAAATCCTTGGCATGTTGGCCGTCAAACTAGACATCGAAATGCGATTCAAAGAACGCGAAGCCATTGACTACGCCATCAGCAAATTGACCGCGCCGGCGAAAGACCACCCCAGTGCCCTGGCACAGGCAATCTTCGAATCAGCACAGCAAGCGTCAGACATGTACAACAAAGGCTTGATATGAGCATGAGCGACAACGGAACACTTAGAGACCACCTAGGAGCCATTTTGATAAAGAAAGCATTACCACGCATTATTCATTTTTGTGAACTGGTTATTGGCGCGTACATTGGTATTTGGATTGCAAGGAACTGGCTGTGATGAGCGATAACGGCACGTTGCGCGACCATTTGGCCGATGTCATCAACGAACGCAACGACCTACTGCGCCAAGTAGAACTGCTTAAACAACGCATTGACGAACTGACCAACCAGTACGGCAAGTTATGGAAAGTGTACGACCCCGAATAATGCCACCCATGGAAAACCGACCACGCCGGCACGATGTCCGATGCACGTTCTACGGCGTTGACGCATTCCCACGGATGGACTGCCGACAATGTGAGCTGCTTGACGCCATCCACATGCTGAACCGCGAATGCGCCATGAACAAAGCCATCATTGACGATGCACAAAAAACCATTCGACACCTAGAAACAGAACTAGATCGACTCGAAAGGCAATCCCGCCATGGCGTTTGACATGTCCGAATACGTCGATGTTCGTCATCGTCTGGAATTAGCCCTACTTGACCATCCTGACCTGCGCGTTGTCGAAGACCCGCCAGTGATTATCACCATTCTTGAACGCACATATATTCAATGCGCCGTCACAGTGTTCAGAACACACGATGACCCCACACCAACCCACGCGTACTGCTGGGAAGTCTTTCCAGGGCGTACGCCTTTCACAAAAGATTCAGAGCAACCCAATGGGGCTACAAGTGCCCTCGGCCGAGCTTTGGGCTATATGGGCTTTGGCATCAAATCAGGTCTTGCCAGTGCCGATGAAGTACGCACAGCCAAAGGCAACGCACATGATCCAAGAGACATGCAAACCGTTCAAGAATCATCCGTGTCATACCTGCCAAAGGTCAAACGAAACAACGATGAGCCATGCACAGAAAAGCAGCAGTCATACATCATGGCCCTAAGTAAAAAATTCAAACAACCACCACCTGACTTCATGACGCTGACCAAAACGCAAGCAAACGACATCATCGACAATTTGAAAGGATTAGAGCCATGACCGAGTTTGTAGGCCTAGTCATCATGGTTTTCAGCGTCTTCATGACAGGGCTACTACTAGGCCAAGCAAGCAAAAAATGAAGCTGGTGTTTTGGTACTTGTTCGTAATTGCAAGCAGTGCCATACTGCTGACCCGCTGGTACGACAAATAACACGCCGGCTACAACTGAATACGACCAAGGCCACATCATCAGTTGCAGATGGT